AGTGTTAGTGCGTTTGAGCATAGCAACCATGAGGCTCATACCCTCGTCCTGTACGTCATACACCTCGACCTCATGTCCGTGGCTCTCAAGTAACCCCAGCGCTGCTGTACAGTACTTACAGTTGTCCTGAGTTAACATTACGTATCTCATTACCTGTCCTTTCCGTATGCGATGTGAGAGATAGTCATAATAGGGATGTTACATTTTCAAGCACCTCAAGGCTTACCGAGAAAATTACAGAAAACCTTAGTATACCTAGAGTAACAATAGGCTCCTCACCCTTAGTTCCTCGCCAATAGTCAAGTGTGAGTAATCCAAGGATTAAAATGCCAACAAAGACTATAAAGATATCAAGCATAGTTATACCCCTATGTAACCCATGACACCGCCGAGAGGCACAACAAAGATACCCGCTACACGTACAACTACTTGACCTACAGACATAACATCTGCGCTATCCAGTAGTGCCATAATGTTATGCACCCAGCCATAAGCAACAGCCATTATGAATGCGAATACCCCTACAAAGTACAGCAGAGCACCTACAAAAGCAGCGCCAGATAGTTCTTTCTTTTTGTTTATCATTGGTAGTCCTTTCAGTTGATATGATCTTTACGCCATAACGTAAGTTTATGACTTTTACGCCATAGCGTAAAGTAGTTTCAGATTAGTTAAACAGTGATTTGACTGCAAACATGGAAGCAGATTGTACGTCCAAGATAGCCTTATCTTGGAGTGGACCTTCAGGGCAAGATTCTACAATAGCAATGGCCAAGGCCTCTGCTGCTGCTTTGATTGCGTCTACTTTCTCTGATCCTGATGGATTGAAGTCTTTATTTGTGAAGGACATTGGTATCTCCTTTAAGGTTAGAGTTAAGGTGAGCGGTTTATACACATACTCAGGTGTATTTAAGGGGTTGTTAAGACCGCCGCCCTAACTGAGTGCCATCCTGTTACATGGGCTACAGGAAGCCCTAAACCTAGTGGTACTAGATCGTCTGAATCTTACACACCCACCCCATTATACCCCTACTCATAATGAGCCGTAGCCTATTGTATAGGGGCAACTTGTTTATCGTATAGGACATGCACCAGTTGCACAAGCTTCATCTACCAAATCATCGTCTGATGTAAGAACAGAAAGATCAAGAGGCTTCAACTGTGACGTATAGGCCACATATTCTGCCTCAGTAATGACTTCCTGTGGTAGATAGGCATAACCCAAGTCCTCTGCTGTCTTGGTAGGGTCATTACGATAGATGAATGAAACACCTACGTATGTATCCCAGTTAGACAGAATCCACTCAATAATAGCAGGAACCTCGGAAGGATCATAGCTAATAGTGACAGAACAGTTGTGATCTACGTAGTTGTCCATCAACAGTTTGTAGCGATTAAGCTGATCTACTGCTGTCTCAAGGTTAACCTCTACGATACCACGATCTGTTTCTACCTTATCAAAGACAACATCATCGTAACACACAGGCATAGCTACAAGCTTGCTTGAAGGTTCAAACGGCTTGTCGAACACCTTGTATCCCGCTGCCTCAAGTGAACCAATAATAGGATCATCCTTGGAGAACGTGATGTTGTTGATGATGTACTTGCCGAGTGGTTTGTGCACACCCTCTGTAGTGTCCATGATCTTAGACAGCGTACCAGATGGTTTAACAGTAGTCACAGCCTTTGCTAGTGGTGTACCAAACTCTTCTGCCATTGAGTTAGCGCCCTTGTGGGCATGGTAACGCAGTGACTGGAGCATAGATGCTACGTTGTTACGACCTGTGTAGTGATCAAGGAACTTCACGATGCCTGTACCACCAACACCACAGAGACGGAGGAACTCATTAAGCTCATGCCATGAACGCTGCAAGATGCCATCATCAAGGTTCACACATGTCTGACGGTAGTTAGCACGAGCAGCAAGCCAAATAGCACGTTCAAGACCACCTTGATCACCAAGGAACTTACCCCAGTCTACCTCGACGAGGTTGCAGAAGGACTTGTTGCCCAAGAGGATTTCAGCACATGGGTTAACACCCTTGAACCACGGTGCACGTTTACGAGCGGCCTCAGCGTTGATGAAGCCTGGCTCTGATCCGCCTGCCTCTACAATCTTATCAAAGATGTAAGACAGTTCCCACTTGGTAGGCTTAGTGTCAAACATGATTGAGTTGTTAGACTGCTGACGATGCTCATTACCGTGCAACCAGAAGTCCTTCTTAGCTGAGATAAAGGCATCAATCTCTGGGTTAGTCACAGGCAGTACAGCAATCTCTGCACTACGGCGTGACGACAGGACAGTACCCATGTGGTTAAGGAGGTCGAGGATGTCCATGTGGCGTAGCAGCTGACCAGCACGGGCATTTAGGATATTACAGATAGCTGTCTGTGCTACGGACAAGTCTGCGTCACCAGAGCTAATCCAGCCGTAACCCTTCAAGCGCATACCAGCAGCACGGATTTCACGGTAGTTGAGACGGATGATATCTACGCTCTTCTTCATTGCTACAAGTTTACCGAATGACTTAGCCCATGCTTCTGCTGAGTCACCTACAACAACCTCCCAGACTGTCTTGCCACCCTCTTGGTAGAACGCCTCTACGTTGTCTTCTGCACCCTTAGGATCAGACTTCTGTTTCTCTGAACGTACTACCTGTACTTCTACAGGAGAAGTAAAGCCACTGAGGATACCCACAGCTGGGTAGAAACCTACACCACAACCCTGTAGGAGCAGGTGTTGAGCATCTACAATGTCATGCACTGTCTCTACGTTGCCGAAGCTGCAGTTGAACTGTGATGCTTCACGTGTCTTAGCTACGTCTGTACCACCAAGCCAGAGTGTACGGCCTGATGTAGTAGCCTTACGTTTAACCATAAGCTGTCGAAGCTCAGCAAGCTCACCCTCTTGTGTAGCATTAAGCTCTGCACGTTGCTGACGCTCCCAGAGCCAACGCTGGTGGTCAATCACACGGTCTACTGTCTGTTCCCATGTCTCGAACACTGTACCCTCATCATTGAGAGGGCGGTTGTACGTACGCCGTGTCACGACTTCTGCACGTGTTGATACTTCTTGGTAGTTAACGGTCATCGCCTGATCCTTTTAGAGTTCCACGGGCTTGTCGCCCATCTAGTTTATCCATGTTCAACTTAATAATTGCCTCAAGGGAGTGTCCGTAGATGTTACCAAGGGCAGTAGCATAGAAGATAACATCCCCTAGCTCTTTAGCAATATCTTCTTCTGTGAACCTTGAGCTATCTCGAATGAGCTTCTTGATCTTTTCTGCTACTTCACCCGCTTCACCTACAAGGCCTAGAGTATTCTCTACAAGCCTCTCATGGCCATCTGTTAGAATCTTATCCTCAACCCACTTATTGTAGTAATCCAAGTCGTGTAGGTCTTCTCCAATCAACATTAGTCTTTCTCCTCTGTTACGGTTAATCGTGTGATCTTAACGTCATCTACATCGTAGAACACATCGCTGATCAGGTCTAGTACATCCTCTGCATGATCTGCTTCCGATGATGATAGTATGTTGTTGCTCTTGTCTACTTTGATCATAAAGCTAACACGGAACTCTTTCGACATTACGCTGACCCCATTGTTGGTGTATCAATAGTGAAGCCCTCTCTGTTGTTTGCTGAGAGGTAGTCATCTCTGTACTGCATTACTGCATCTAGCAACTCATCCTTGTCTTGTGAGTATGACAGGAAGGCAGAGAGCATGGTAGTAATATCAATCATGATCATACGAGATGCATCACTCATAGCAGAGTCACCAGGGAAGGCAATAAGCATCTCCATCTCGCCCGTCAGATCGCCGCTTTCGTCTAGTGCTGCATCAAATACAAGAGCTACTTGGTTTTCTTTGAACGGGTATCCCATGTGTCGTGCCTTTCATGTTTATACGTGATGTTTGTTTCCGTACGAGGTTTTCCTGGTTCTGTCAACCACTCATCTGGTATATCCTTGTGTGCCCACTTAAAACCATGCTTGTCAGCCCAGTCACAGTAGCGTGTCTTGGAGCCTTTATTGATCTTAGCTAGGGCATTATAGAATACAAACCTGATGTCTAGGTCAGGGTGTTGTGCCTTCACGTGCAGGTGCTTACGTCGATCAGCAGGTTCAAACAAACCCTTGTACTCAATGATGATACCGTTGTCTAACTCGAAGTCAGGGGTGTATGTTCTGTACGCTAGGTCTTCCCATTCCACCTTTAGCTTCTCGTACCGTACTTCCTTTTGGACCTTAGCCAACGACTCAGAAAGTTTCCCCTCTGAGCCGCTGCGGTAAGCCCGCTTATTGTGTCTGCGTGGGCCTCTAGCCAAAGTTAATCCTCCACC